CACTCACAAGCTTGTTCATCTCAGCGTCGGTGTATCCAATGAATGCACCCTTGCCGCCGTTTTTAGCGGAAGCAATAGCAGGTCCAGTAATTTGGAATCGGCCGTACTGGTACTTGGCTGTGACTTCTAGTCGAGCATAGCCTTGGTTTCCAGCAGTTGGAAGGGTTCCCGACTCAGGTACAAACTGAGCGGTTGAGTTCATTGAGTTCCGCGAAACGTGGATTGGGATAATGGCTTTCTTGCCATTCCAATCCACAATTGCTTTCTCAAACATTTCTAACGCGAGCACTTCATTGTTGAGCTGCTCGATTACAGGTCCGATGTAGAATTCTTTTAGAATTGCATCGAACGTTGTGCGTGTTGCACCAGCCATTTTTTATTCTCCTAAAAAGAAAAAGGGTTTTCTCGTTTTAAAAATTGAGCCAAAGCTTTTGAAGCCTCGGCAACATTCTTGGGGCGCTCCTTTTCTGCGCTTCGATTTGTCTGGATTCTAGCCCGAGGGCTTCCTGACTTTGCAGCGCGTGGGGGAGTTTCTCGCTTTGGTTTTGTTTCTGCAACATGCCTTGCAATTGCCCCTTCTTCTACGGATGCAATATACGAAGAGTAGTTCTCCGCAACAGACATAAGGTCACTTGCTCCGTCTAACACGACAGCTTGAAGTAACAGCTCACGAGGAACACCTGGGTATGACGTTTGAACTTGGCTAATCTCTCGCTCGAGCTGCTGCTCGGCTTGATACACAGCCATTTGGTTCATGCGGCTTTCAAGGCTTGAGTATTTTTTCTCAAGCGGATCGACCAACTCGTCATCATGCTCATCACCCCAAGGGTTTTCTTGGTATTGCTGCTCTACCTGGCGCGGTGCTGGTTGCTGCTGCATCTGTTTAAGCTGCTGTTGCATGCTTTCCATTTGCTTTCGCAACGCCTCTGTCTCGTGCTTGTACTGGTTTCTTGCGTCAATTACTGACTTAAACCGGTCATACGGAACACGATGCATAGACCCCTTGCCTTCTTCTCCTTCTTCCCCTTGCGGGCTGTCGTTAGAAGATTCTTCGGCTACCTCTTGAGGTTCTTCAGGGCTTGCTTCGGCCTGGTCTTCTACTTGCTCTTTTTCGTCCTCTGTAGGTTCAGACGTAAACTCTTCTGGTTCGCCCTCAGACATAGACACTTCTCCATCAAGAGCTTCGCTCAATTTGGCTGCTGCGTCGTCACTTAAGAACTGTCCCATTCCTCTCTCCTTTTTACGCCCTTGGGCGACTAACTGTTATACAACACCTCTGAGGGTGAGGGTGACTCGTCCTCTTCTTCTTCGAAAAAGTGTGACGATTTGCGATACAATTTGCCAGTCTGCAACTCGAACTGCAACATTTCGGACAGGCTGTTAGGCTTTGGTTGCTTCTTCACTTCAATGTCTGGCTCAACCTGATCCATGCCCATAAGAGCCAACGCAGTGGCCATAATCATGTCGTCGTGTTTGCCAGTATCGGCTTCCGGCTTGCCGTTTTTGTTGAATACAAACGTATTCATTTCATGCTTAAGGTTTTCTTCCGTAACGGCCAGCCACTCCCTCGAGATGTATTCCTGCAATCGCGCTAACATTACAGACCGTGTGCTAACGTTTGTGTTAAACCCAAGGTTTTCTGACCACCTGTTTGTTGCTCGGTCGTACCTTGTTCGCCTGTACAGCATTCCCCACTCGTGCCCTGTAAGGTATTCAATAACGCTTAGCCCGTAGCTGTTTGACTCTACGCAAACTAGCGCATCGTATTTCTTAGCCTCATCGAGCACACGCTGCGCAAATTCCGAAGGCGGCATTCGCACGTACAAAGAACTTACAATTCGCGGTTTCTTTTTATTTGTGCAATTAAGAGTAATGAACGAGGAGTAATCGCCATGGTCCGATCCAGAAGCAGTGTCCACGCCTATAACGTAAGCCGAGTATTTTCGTTTTTCCTCAAAGCATGCATAGCCTGGGCGTTCTTTTATATGCGGGTATACGCGGTTGAAGAATTTTTTACCTGCGGAGATGAAGGCGAGGTGAGCCTCGAGAGGGTACTCTTGCAGGAAAGTGTTCCAGTTAGCCGCGCATCTCTTAGTGTAAACATCTGACGCCCAATTTACCTGGGCTTTTGTAAGCTTATACTCTTTAGACAGGCTTTCTATTTCCTTTGGTATCCACTCCGGCTTCTTCTTTTGCGCTGCATCTTCTGCATCTTTCCAAGAGATGAACAGTTTTTCGTAGCCATTGTCAGGGCTAAACCATAGCTTGTGTGCGTCGTTGAGCCCGTTAGCCGTCGTTTCTAGCGCTACTCTAGCGTTAGATCCGGCGGTTGACATTGCAGATGCAATGAGCTTTTCGATGTTGTCGTACATCGCAAACTCAGAGCAGTGAATGGCATGGTAGGTAGCACCTCGAGCAGAGTCTGATCCGGCAGTTGCTGCAACGATGTAGCCGCCGTGATCAAACATAAGCTCGTGTTTGTTAAGGAGCTTCACCGGAAATCGCAAAAACTGTGGGAGGTTGTCGTAAAACCGAGTGTAAATGCGAAAGATGGTTTTGCTTGCAGTGTCGGTATGTGCCAACACAAGTGTCGCAAAGTTTGGGGTAAACAGCGCAGACCAGAAGTTGTGAGCTGCAATGATAGTAGTAAGTCCTAGCTTTCTAGACTTTAGGACGTACACCCAAGGGTTCTTTTCGCACGCAGCCAAGTAAGAGCGTTGCGCCTTGTTTGGTTTTAGCGTGACAAGCTTCCCAGCCTTATCGACAATCTTTAAATACTTTTTGCAAAAGTAATCAAAGTCGCGAGCACACCTAGCAATCTCCTGACGAACCTTCTTAGTGTATGGTAATGACTTTCCCAATCTTGGCCCCGTAGTCGTCTAGGTCATCCCCGCAGAACTCGGCAGCGTACATTTCTCTAGTTTTCTTCTTGGTGTCCGCATGCATTACCGTGTGAACCGTCACGAGAAAGGAGGTTATCACCTCTGCAAACTCGAGAACTCTTTTGTTGTCCATGCGCTTAGACTCCATAAACCCGTCGATAGACTTAAGCTTACGCACAAAGCTATTAAGGACATACCGTGCAAGCCGGTGCTTAGGAGACAATGATGCGTCCGTGTAATGCTCTAGCATTGTGATAACAGACGCGGCTTCATTAACTGCTACCAAAAACGTTCCCTTGACACCGTCTATCTTGCGGACGCCTTTAACTGGAGCATCGTCTCGAAGAGTGTCTAGGCTGTATTTAATCTGAGCTATGCACTCAGCGATAGCTCCCTCGACGAACTCTTTCGGAAAGATGTTCGACTTCACTAGGTCTTTCGTTTCTTCCATTACGCATTTCCTCTAGCCTGCAAAGCGCATTACTTATTGAATTAATGGCGGCGTCCATATTGGACACATTCATGTGTGCGTCGAGGTATGAGTCTACTGCGTCACGCATGATGCGCGATATAGACAGTCCTGTTCGCTCGGAGTGCTCCTTTAGCCTTCTAATCTGCACTACACGTAAGGCGTGTGAGACGTTTTTTTTGACGCCCCAGCTCATGCGGTTGCCTTGTCGCGCATTCGCTGTGCAGCCATTGTTCTAGACTCCATTGTGTCTAAGTCCCCAGCAGGGCCTTCAAACGCCGTGTAGTCGTCAACAGACTCTACCTCCGCGCCGGGCGGGGTAACCGGTATTGCCTGCTGAATGTTTTGCTGCATTTGAGCCATTGGTGCATTTCCGCCCAGGCTAGTAAGCATGTCAAAGTGCTGTTGCTGTGTGAGCCCGTGTCGCTCTGCAACTGAGCCGACATCCGCAATAAACTGCTGAATCTTAATGGCAGCATTCATGCGATCGTCTAGCCCGGTGCCTCGCTGTTGATAAAGGCCTGCAACATTTTGTGGGTTAATTCCCTGAAGAACGCTGTTAAGGGCAGCAGAGCCCATACGGGGTCCTACCGCCTCAACATCTTCAACCACTTCTGCCATATTTTCTGGGGGTGCCTGTTTAGTCGCCATAGGTCTTTACCTTGCCTTTTTCTCCGGCTTTCTTCATGGCAACGGCCATATAAAGCTGGATGTTTTTCTTGTCGTAGCTACAAGCCTTTGGCGCATCTTGGCCAGCCTTGTAAGCACACCACTGGGTCTTTCCCTTCTTATCCTTAGATTTTCGGACAGTGTAGGG